TCATGTGACCAGCTCTAAGCGCTTCATCACTGAATCGACTTTATGAGCATTAAAAGGTTTAGCAATAAAGCCTTTAGCACCTAGCTCCCAAGTGTTTTGTACATTTTCCATGCTGTTGTGACCCGAGCACATAACCACGTGGGCTGCAGAGAAGTGCTCGTTGATGTATGAGAGAATTTCAGTGCCGTCGGTGTCAGGTAGTTCAATGTCTAAAAATACCACACTAGGCTGTTTGTTTTTTAACAAAGGTTTTGCTGACTCAAAATCTTCGCAGCCATATACTTCCTCAAAGCCCAAGTTTTCCAAAATTTGGCTTAAGAAATCTCTAACTTCAACCGCGTCGTCGATAATTAAGATTGGTTCTAAAGGTCTTACAAATTCCATATGCCGATACTTCAATTGAGAAATTCAATCACATACTATAAAAAGCCAATGCATAGCTCAATATAAAATAGTGGAAATATCATTGTTATGTCCGATACCGTCTAGTATTGGACATTATTATGATTATTACTGCATTACAAGAGAGCAAAACCGACTCTATATAGAAATATACTTAACATCCTATAATTTACGTTATGTTAAATAGGTTATTATGAGACAATATGTCCCACTTTCATACTTGAACGTAAATGCCCTACGAAACGCTTGTTTTTATAAGTTTTCTATTTTTTGTATACAATCTGTATTTTCGATTAAAACCCGAATTTCCAATCTAAATAATTTGTATAAAAGACTCTCTTTCGCACAGGACGACCCGACGCTCTACGACGTCAAAGGAGTCCAAAATGACATTTAAAGATTTACTATTTAGAGCTGGATTTATGAATTTCGGTAAACTTAATAAAAAGGAAGCTACAGAGTATCTTCATGTGACTGCACGAACATTGAACCGCTGGATACAGGATGACAACCCCTGTTGTAAGGGGTTGTTCATTTTTAGATTAGAGAAGAAAAGAAATTAATATGGTGAGTTGCTCTTAAGCCCCTATCAATCAAGGACTCCATTCAGAATAACTCAAATTTCATCAAAATCAAAATTACATTTGTTTTTAGACTAAAACCACCCATTTTGCCTCATTCCGCGATCATTCCTGATCGTAATACGTTTAGAACTAGATCGAAAGTCGCCGTTTTAAATTGGGTTTAAATAGCCTTTAAACGCACATTAAACACGATTTAAATCTTTTGAATTGCTACCACACGGTTAAAGTCACTACCAATCTGCACTGTGATCATCACGCCATCAATGGCCAGTTTGACCACGCTTTTATTAAACGATATGAACTCACCAGTTTGAGCAACTCGCATCAACTCACTCACTTTTTCAAACCCCAATACATTGATGGCTGTCATCATGACTGAGTGCTCCATTGTGATCAGTGTGGTTTTTGTTTCAGGAGCTACTTGTGTAATTCGATTAAACACATCACTTTGCATGTGGCCCAGTGCAAAGGCAGTTCCTGAATCCACTTTGCTTAATGCTTGTTTTGCCGCTGCGGTAGCCAGTTGCTTTTTAAAATGGGCTTCACCTTGATTGATGATCTCGTTAAAAATCGGCGTGGCTACTTCACGTAAATTTTTATCCAAGCGCCCTAGCATTTCACCCGTTGCTTTGTCGGCACCTAACCATGCTTTGCCCGGGTTGTAGTTCCAACCTAAATCGATACCGGCTAACTTTTCTAGCTCTTCGCCAGTTTGTGGATCAACCACTTTAAACGGTTTAAATAATGGGTCGACTACATTATCAGGCGTCACGGTTAAGCCCATGCGTTTAATATCCGCATCACTCAAGCTTACAACCTTACAGCGACACATCCATCCATTCGGTGGGTAATGCGAATCCCAAAACTTATGCTCCAATGGCAGTAATATATAGTGCCACTTTTGGTGGTCGGCTCTTACACGTTGGTCACCTGCCGTTAAGTATAAAAGGTATGGGCGTCGATGCTTGATCCGCTCTTGTTGTTGCCAGCGTCCAGCAGCACGGGCTGTGTTTTTATTATTTTGATAAATAACCTGCGTGCGCCAGCCACGCTTACCTTTATATGACCAACCGTGTTTTGCCACAACGTCATCAAAGTGTTTTCTGAATTTAGATATCGACTCGCCGTTTTCAATAGACGCTTCAACTGACTTATATAGGTCATTTAATAATTCCGTTTTTGTGGCGCCAGCTACGGTAAATGCTCTGGCATGAATATGCCCTTGTAAGTCTTTATACGACTCGGTGGGTATTTGTATCTTTTGTTTTAGGTTGGAAATGGCCTCCTCAAACTTTACGATTCGGCCATACTGGGGAGATAAATCCGGCATAGGTGCCCTACTTTCTTAGCAGCTTATCAGTTTTATCTTTGGAGCCTTGGCTAGAACCATAGAAAAACTGCAGAATTGCACCAAGTGTGGTACCAAGTAAAAAGCCTAAAATGGTATCGGCATAGCGCCTTGCCGGCTCTGATATGTCTATAAACGTGATGCAGCCTATATAAATAAAGGTCGCAACCGTTAAGAACCAAGCGTATTGATAAACGAACCGCTTTGCTACTTTATCTTCTTGCTCCAGCGCGCTTGTTTGCATCTTTCTGGCGCTGTCGAGGTTTTTGAAAGCAAGCTCTGCCAGCTTTTCCTCTTTACTTAAAACAGCCAGGCGAAATTGCGATTGTAGCTCAGGGTTTTGACTCACTCTGTCCAGCGCTTTACTCGGGTCGCTCTCACCCGTGAGGGTTTGCGCCATGTCTACTACTTTGGTGGCTACCTCCTCGCCATTATCACCACCAATCCATTGGCCTATCTTTTTATCTAGGCCCGTTAGCTTCGCGAGGCCTAGCGCAATCGTAATTGGTTCCATTATTCTGTCTCCAACAAGGTTAGGTTACTCAGCTTTTTAAACTGGCGAACGAGGCTTTTAGCTGTGGTAAAACAGCAATCATAGTAAACGTACTTCTTATGAAGATCCGGGTAGTACTTCTTACTTTCGCGCTTGCCAAAAGCTTTCTCTATTTCCTTGATTGTCTTAGCTGAATATATGGCCTTTGTTCTTTTACGCCACACATCCGGAATACAAACAGGACGGTCATTCTTCTCTGAAAACCAAGCCGCTTTTATCTCACCATTTATATACACACCTAGATGAAAAGTAGACTCAGATACTTTTACTCGTGCTATGGTCAGCTGGAATTCGCCAAAATTAAATTTAACGCATGGGTAAATGCCTTTAAGCTTCTCTTCTATCTCCTGCCATTGCTCGCTAGTAATAGACATAACTCACCTCACAGCTTTGCTATATCAAGTGAAACGGCGTTGTCGTTACCGTGATCATCTTGTTTGTAAAAACGAATAAAACGGCAGCTATCAATTGACGTTACTGACTCCGCCAGGATGTCCATAGCCTGTTGCCACTTGCCTGTGTCGTCAGCTATCTCAAGGCGGCGCAGGCTCAATATGCGCTGTGGGTTTAGCGTCCCTTGCTTATCGGTTGCAAATACCTTGTTCACAATGGCACGAATATTTTGGTTGCCTCCTTCGGTCCATTCATCCAGGCATTTATCAATGAGCTCTTTTGCTAACTGAAGCTCTGGGCCAAGCTCAATTCGCTCTTGCGCTTGTATTTTTACCGCTAACTTGTTGTCGAATGAGCGAAGTGTTACATTGCCCTTTTTGCCACCCAGGTTTACGTTGTGCTCTTGGGCCAGTAACTCCATAAAGTTATCGGCTTGTTCCATCTGCAAACGCTTAAAATCAGCCAGCTCTTTTTGCTGTTTTTCAGCCAACGCTACGGCTTGTTTTACAAACTCGTCTTTAATGAGATCGGTTTGCTTAATATTGGTGATGGCGACTAAATTGCCTTTGCCGTCTTTCATGTAACCTTCAGGTGTATCAGTCATCGTTTATCTCCGTAGAATTGGCTTCATCCATCCCTTGCAAAAACTCCAGTTCAAACGCTTTACTGGCTACGTCAGCCAGTGCGGTACCACTGAGGTTAGGGAATTCAGAAAGGATTTTGTCTTTTAGGTCGTTTAGGCTTGCTGAGCTTTTGGCAAACTCAAAAATTTTGGCAATTTCCACATCAGTTGCCTGATCAAACTCATCAAAAGAGGTCACGTCCATGTTGTTGCGGTCCGTCGCCGCAAAGTCCTGTTTTGCAGCCGTGGCAATTCCAGCGCCATCGTCCTTTACTTCTAATACCGTTTGGCCGTCTTGTGGTTTTGGCACACCGAGAGTTTTGTAGGCGTGATCTTCGGTCACTTTAATCAATTTGGCGGTTTCTCGAATGACATTTACCGCGTCAAGGTTGATCTCTTTTTTGTCTCGCCAAATGTATTTAGGCGGCTCACCACCATCAAAATTCACATGGTGGATACACTCTAAAATTTGGTTACGGTAACTGGCTACCAATGCCCTATCTGCCCGTTGGTTTTCACCTGCCCGCCTAGCGTGCGTTTCACTGGCTGCACGTGCCCCCGACTTTTGCTCGGTTGCTAAGGTCTGTGAGGTCAGCGCCTTACTCATCTCAGCGTTGCACATGTCTATCAGTTGTTTTTGTACGGGCTCGCCACTGAGCTTGCTTTCGATGATCTCAATGGATGAATCATCCGGTATGGTCGCAATACCATCAGTGATCAGCTTAGCAAGCCCATCAATGAGGTCGTCCACTTGGTCATCTGTTTTGCCGACTGGGTGTTTACCCACAGGGAATGGCACACCAAAACGCTCGCAGAGTTGTACAAAGAACTTAAAGCCACCATGCTTGAACATCCAAGGCCAAAAACAACTACTTAACAGGGCTACGCCGTATGGGTTTTTAGCGTTTGGCATATGCCTCACACACGTCCAGCGAGCTTCATCTAGCAATTCGCCATGGGGGTTATCACGGGTTTTTAGCAGTAATTCATGCTCAGGTGTAAACACAAATCGACTGGCTGGCCACATCTCAATTTTACTGGGTAGCCAATTGTTATCGGACTTTTCATACGCCCCAAGGTGCGTTACTGCAAACCCATGCAAAATGGCACTGTAGTTGTGCCAGTCGATGTCCATCCATTCGGTATTGATACCTGGGCTATCGTCCATCAACGACTTGGCCAACTCATAGCTTTTTTTACTGGCTGCATCACTGCCACCGGGTACCAACTCAGCATTAAACGCAAACATGCCAGAACGCAGTGAACGTAATTCGCCAATCACATGCGCATCTGCGGCAATTTCGTCATAAATTAGGGCGCTTTTACCTGCTTTACGCAGTATTGGGTCAGGGTTAGGTAACTCTCGCATCATAGCCCAGTGATTTGGATCACTTTGGCTCATGTTGAACATTTTTTGCAGGGCTCGATAACCCCGTAAGCTTAAATGAGGTTTAGACATGGTAGCCCCCTATTGATTTAGTCACTTTTTTGCTGCGGACTCTGGGCATACCGCCTGCCCCAGTGCTGGCAATCATCCATAAAATGGTTAGGGCACAGCTTAAGTCATAGTGGTGGGTGCTTTGCTTCTCTGGCCAGTTCTCCAGCTCATCCATGATGAGTGGGCACTTTGAGTTAAACGCAATTTGGGCGGGCACATTAGTTACAAAGGGTTCTAATCCCTCTATACGTTCATCCTGGCTTACCGTTGCGGTTACACCACGAAGCGGCAGTGCAATACCTTCGTCTAATCCGCGTTTTATGTAGTCTTGGCGCATGTATTCAAAGGCGTTGTTATTCTCAAAGCCCCACACCAAACAGTTGTATTCACGCTGTAGGCGAATTAAGTCGTTAAGTAGCTTGCTAGTGCCTCGCACCTTGCGGCTCTCGTATTCCACATGCAGTTTGCCCAAGTCTTTGCAAAACAGGCCAACCAGCAAAGCACTGGGGTCAGCGCCAGCGGTTTTTCCCATGCTTGGGTCGCATGCGCCGTATGGCGTCCATAGGTTCAGTCGGTTTACCCAAAACTCAAATTGATAGAAAATTTGCTCATCGTCACTCTTGGCAATGCCTTGCATTTCGCGGTTAAACTCACGCTTATTTGAGGCCCACATCACCATTAAGTCATACAAGCTGCGTACGCTTGCCCAAGAGGTTTTAGCTCCCTTATTCATTTGGCGTTTGTTCTTGAGCCAAAACTTAAATGAGGGTTTATCTTCTTTAGCAACGGCCTGGCCTTTTGCTGCGGCTTTTTTCTCAAACTCCTTGTCTTTATAAAGCATTAAATCGCGACACTCTTCCCATAAATCCATGCGCTCGGGGAATTGGCTTATGGCTTTGAACCGATGCACTAAGTGCCCAGGTGCGTTTTCAGCACGCGAGATTGGGTCGTCGCTGTTTAAAACGGTGTTTACGCCTAGGAATTTTACGGTACCGTCAGGTGGGCCAAGGTATTGCACGGCGGCTTCTAAAAACGCCCAGCGAGAGTCTCGTTCGGTGGCTGAGCGGGCTTCTTTATCCGTGATAATGTCATCGGCCATGAGCAATTTGGGGCGGCTCGCGCCGTGGAATGCACCACGAACCGACTGCTCAGCCCCACGGCTTTCAAAGCGTACGCCCTGCGCGGTAACAAATTCGCCTATTTTCCATGTGGGGCTGGTTTGGCATACTTCAGGAAAGTCCAACAGCAAATTGTTGTTCTGCAGTAACTCAGTTTTTACCACTTCCAGTGTTTTGGCCGGCATTTTTGCCTCGGCACCAAACAAGATGGCGTAATCAATAAAAATGTCGGGTTTGATCAGCTCTAACTCTTGGCAGACGTCGTCATCTTGAAGTAGTGCTAATACAGCCACATAAAGCGGGGATATTTTTACGCCCAAGGTCGATTTACCCTCGCCACGAGGGGCTACAAACCAGTTTTTCCAGCCGTTGGTGAGCTTTAACGCTTCAGGGAACCAATTCATAAAGTAGTGCTGAAACTCGCTAGGCTGTTGGCCATCGTCAAGCCACATATGATGTGGAAAATAGGTGTACACAAAGAACTCAAAGTCGCCACTTAGTACGCGCTTTCGTCTTGCGGTAATGGCCTCTGGGCTTGGGTCAATATCACGTTGCTTGGCCTCAATGTCTAGCCTTAGGCCTGCGGTGATCTGTTCAAGCTCTGCCAGGAACTCTTTGCTGTTTAAGTCCGCCATCAGTCATCCATCACATTGACAAGCTGCGGGCCAAATGCCGTTAAAATGGTCACCAGCTGAGGCGAAAATTCAGGGTGATGTTTACTGACAAACGCAGCCAGTTTTTTCAACACCTCTGCTGCTACCGTGCGGCGCTCTACTTTCTTATTGCCACCGCTTAAGTTCATTACCTTGCTGTACATATCACTCAGCTGCGACAGCACCTTTACCCGCTCAGCTGGGGTCATCGCGTTTTCAGGGTCTCTCAGTAAGTTGAAGGTTTCGTGAGTTTGAATGGTAAACTCTTCAATAAAGTCTTGGGTAAATTCGCCGGCAGGGCCTGTGGCTTTTCGGGCGGCTGCACGGGCCAAATCCCAGTCGTCGCCGTTGGCTTTGGCTTCGGCTTTCCAGCGCCGTGCAGTACCGTCTGCCACGCTGTGCTTTACCGCGGCAACCGATAATGCCAACAGCTCGTTGACGTAGCTGTGTCTTACTGCATTTTTAATATCCGCCGAGTGCGCCATATCAGCCTCCGGTTTTCAGCTTTAACAGCTCAACGGCAATGGCAACCGCAAGGCCAGCGCCACCACCAAGACCCGCGATTTTCACGCGGTTGTTGGTCACATGCCCTTCCACCTTTTCAACACGCGTTTCTAGGCCGTCAACCCGCTTAGTTAAATCGGCTTTTATGTCGGTGACTTCTTTGAGTATCGCGGTTTGTGTTGCCTGAATTTGGCCTATTGACTGAAATAACTGGTTTTCTTGTTCTGGGGTCATTGATACCACTCCCCTGTTGCCATTTGCTCGGCCAGTTCGTCAGCACGGCCACCCACCTGAACGGCCCAGCGTGAGTCGAGCATTTCAAAGGCAGCTAACTCCCAGTCGCCCGACTCAACAGCGGTGATGGTGTTTTTAAACTCAAGCAGGCCAGTAATACCAAGGTTAAAGGCCATGTTAATCAACACCGCTTCGCGGGCAGGGTTGCACTTTGAGGTGTCGATGTTTTCTCGTACTGATTGAGTAAACTCGTTAATGTCATTCGTGAGCAAGTAGTCCGATTCGGTTTCAGATAGGCCGCGTTGCTCTAAGTTTCGACCAACACCAATCGTGGCGTACCCTGATGGACAGTGATACACAGTTAGTCTAACGCCCTCATGGCGCTTTAATTGATTAAACAGGTTTTTGTCCATGGGCAGTCCTACGCTTGAGTTTGGTTTTAACGTCTGCAAAGCATTTAGGCACAGGCTTAGGTGGGGAAATCGCTTTTTGCTCAGCAATGAGCGCTTTCACGCGGTTGCGCAGCAGCTGTAAATATCGTGGCTCACAGGTTGCAGCAATGGCTTGCTTTTCTTCACGCGTTTTTGCCGCCACAATTTGCTCCGCCAACACCCACACAGGCAATGATTTTGCTTTGCTCATGGGGTGATGATCGCGTAATCGTCACAGGGCAAACATATGGAAAGTAGTTTTCAACGGAGGGAATAAAACGGCTAAATTAGGCTAAATTAAAATCGGCCATACTGCAATACTGGCCGTTTAAATTAAGTTTAAATGGTGTTTAAAGCTCAAATTCTTCATTGCAGTGTTGGCAATCTACAAAGCCACTTTCGTATTCATCTTCATAGACTTCCGTACCTTCTTCACAATGTGGGCAGCGAGCAATCACATAAAAGTGAGTTATCTTACCTTTTTCTGTCATAAATCCTCCTGCCCTATGTCTAAGCGAGGCACGTTAGCAAACAGCTCTTCAGGGTCGGTCACTATGCCGCGAAGCTCACAGTGATTTACTTTATTGCCCGATAAAGCCTGGTACTTTTCAGCCACCAAGCGAGCAATATCGTGCTGATCAATTTCGACCGCCCCATATAGCTCATTGGTGGCCATGCGGGCGTCTTTCCAAAGTAACACAACAAAGGTTTCCATTATTTCTCCAACTCTTTGGTCGCCTCGACCAGCTCTTGCTCGAGTTCGAACAAGGGCAGACCAAGGCTTTTACGTTCTGTAATGTGGCTATTTAGTAAGGTTAAGCCTATTTTAAACATCCACGGTTTAATGGCTTTTTTGCCTGCTAACTGCTTGGCCGTTAGCAATACAAAATTATCGCTACGCACTTTTGGCAACCGCCGTGGTAACCCCTTGGCCCTCTGCTACGGTTATCTTCCAAAACACGCCTTTGCAGTGGTGGCAGCTTGCAAGGGTGTCCCAGTTGCATGCGGTGTTGTTTTGTTGCGTTAGCAACTGCTTTTTACAATGCGGGCAACTAAACTCATGCATGGGTACGCCAGCTGCTTTTAACCGGTCATAATAATGCTGTGTTGTACTCATAACTTAAGCTCCATCTGTTGCTCCTTATACGCGTTATGCTCGCTTAAAATTTTCATTATCCACTGCCGTGTAATGCCAAAACGTTTAACCAAGGCTTGAATGGTGGTGCCGTTTTTCACCTCTTCAACAATCACCTGGTCGCGTAGCTGTATCAGCACTTTGTTTAGCATGGGCACCTGATACTGGGTTTCGGCGTAGTTGGCCAGGGCCAAACACATGTCCTCGCCAAACACTTTTACAAAGTGGCTGTTCGGGTTTGCCGTTTTGGGAATATAAAACATCTGCCCTTGGTGCTCTGTGAGCAGCTGTATGGTTTTTTCAACCCCTAACACTTTTACGAACTGGCGAATGCCTGCCGGCAATGCTCTTAAATCAACGGTTAGCTCACTCATCAAATAAGCCCTCCACGCTGTATTCACGCTCAATGGCTCGGCGGTCTTTAATGGCCTCTAAGCGACGGCGCGCCTGGCAACACGCTGCGTCTTTTTTGCTGGGCTTGCGAGCGATTAAGTTTTCGCTGTAGCGCTCGCGGTTGGCGTTGATTGTGAACTCGTTAAAGCTGTTTATGCTCATCGCTTTGCCCTCTTTCTAACCAGCTTTTGAGTATTTCAATAAGCTGCTGCCAATCGTCTTGTGCCTTGTGGAGCGGCACACCCTGGGTGTGCTTTTTACAAAACGCTTCACAGGCCGCTTTACTGTTAACTCGCACCTTGCCGTCTTTAGCCAGCAGCGCCCAAAGCCGATAAATATGCCTAAGCGCCTGAGGCAACTTTTTACGCTTGCGGTGAGTTGGGTTCATCGCGTGGTAACGTGTCAGCAAGGTTTTGCGCTCATCGATGGTCAGTTTGGTGCAGGTCGATACCCGGTACTGGCTTACCTCCAACACATTTTGGCGGTGTGCTTCATCGCTAATGTGTGCATAGCGCTGTGCGGCTTTAATTTGTTGCACTAGGGTCATGCTACCTCCTCAATGGTAAAGTCGGGCAGCAGGCAAAACTTAAGCACTTTTACGTCCCAAGGTTTGTCGTCGCTGGTGTGCAGTACGGCAATATCTGAATAATGCAAGGTAAATTCATCGGTAAAATTTACTGCCGGATCTACCTTTTCAAGTTGCTTGCATTCGTATAGCTTAATGCCAAGCAGGATAGAAAACGCCGCTTTAATGTTGCCGTTTACGCTGTCGAGTATGGTGCCGTTCGGGTCGTGCTTACACACGGCGGCTAACATTTGCGTGTTGTTCTTGCTGTCGCTTACAGCAAACTTGGCGCTAAAAAAGCCTTCGTTAATATTGATTGAAAATGCCATGTTGGTTTTCCTATGGTTATAGGCCTTGTTGCAGCAAGGCCTTTGCTTTTTAAATAAAGGAATGAAGTTGACTACTTATCCAAACCACCGAAAGTACTTAAAGTTTGCGTTGGCAGCTCGCCAGTTGATTGCCTGCGACTTTCCCGTTTGGAACACTGGCAACAGTCTTGAGGTAAATGCATTTCTAGAGGCGGTGAGTTCTGCATCTTTCTTATCTGAGCTATCTCATCCGTCGTTAAGAACTCGTTTAGCCGGCTATCACGTTTTGATTTAAGCGGTTTCATAAATGTCTCCGTTTATAGGGGTTCGTACCCATTCACTTTTAAATAATCAGTTTGTCTTACTTTTGGAGTTAAAATGGATTTCGCTAAAATGGCTACGCTGTGCGCCACCTTAAAAACAGCCCTTGTAACCGCCTTACCTGCTTCGCACACCAATACGCTACGAGAAATAATTTCAAAAATGTCCCCTGGTGAATTTCTTGAATTGGCGCACGCGTACTCGGTGCAGTCTCAGGGTGTGCTAAAAGCAGTGCTTCAAGCTCAGTTCGAGAACGAAGCAAATTCTCAAGCCGTTCAAGCTGGCGTTGCTTCCTTTGTTCCGCGCGCTGAGCAGCACACTGCTCTGCTTGAGTTTTACTTTGCTGTGAGTCAGTTGTGTGAGGCTGAGAGGCTGTACCGCTCTTTGGCTGATGAGCCTGATCTTCTAAATCCAACTCTGTTTTATGTTGACCGGATCCAAGCGGCTTCTCGGGTTTGCCAAGATGCTCAGCCCCCTGGGTCGATTGAGTGGCCGTTCGACGGTGAGGCGCCATTTCGCCTGAGTCCTGAGATGTCTGGTGTTTATCATTAATCATCATTGCATCCTTAAATAGTGGGTTTGTTTAGAATTGCCGAGAAAATAGAGTTCACCATCAGGCGGTCTACTTTCTTATTTGGGTTTTTGCGTATGTGGGTAAGCAAATGCGGTAACAGGTTTTCAACCAACATGCGTGCATTGCCCTCAACGCGTTTGTGCAGCCACTGCCACCACTTGTCGTTGTCTTCGGCTACTTGAATGCTGTTTTGGGTGAGCTCAAAAAACAGGGTTTTAATGTCGTTGATGGGCAACTCACCCACGGGGCTTGGCCAAAAGCACACACGGCTAGAAATCAGCTCATAGCGCTCTTCACTTTGCAGTTTGTCGATAAGCTTAATGTTGCCAACCAACACAACGCCTACGCGGGCTTGATCTGATATGGTGCGTAACGGGTCTAGCGCATTGGGGCGACACTTGTCGGCCTCGTCTAAAATAATTAACCGCTCAGAGTCTTTCAGCGCATTAATGATTTTTTGTAGCCGCTTATAATTAGAGGCCTTAGGAATGCCCAGTTGCAGTGCTAGGCTTTCAAGCACTTGGGTCGAGGCCGTTTCTTCGCTGCCGTAAATAAGCAGTGCATCGTCGTTGTCTTCGCAGTAGCGCTCAATGCCTTTGGTTTTACCCAGCCCCGCTTGCCCAGCAAATACCGCAATGCGGCGGCGGTCTCGTGCTTGCTCGCACGCGGTTTTAATCAGGGTTGGTACGCTGGTTTTTACAAAGGGCACTTCACCATAGCGAATACGAATAGGTGGCTTGGCCTCTGGTGCTTGTTCCTCGGCTGGCTTTTCGTCTACCGTTGTGGGCTCTAAAATGCTCCACACTTCGTGCAAGTATTTGCTTGGGTTCGCCGCGTACTTGCCCCCCAACAATTGGCTTATCATGCCCGTGCTTTTACGCAAGCGGCTAGCCAGCGTGCTGCTGGTAACGCCTTGGCCGCTTAGCTCTTTGTCTTTAAGGCGCTTTTTAATGCGGGCCAGTACCAGCTTGTCGTCTTCGGTGTAGGTTGGGCTGATGTCGGTGCCGCCCGTAAACTGCTCTGCATCAAAGTCACCAAAAAAGTGCTCCCACAACGCATTCACGACTTTTTTGGGGTTAATGGGGCTGGTGCCGCTTAATACCGCCGTGACCTGCTCAAGTGGCCAACCCAAGCAATACTCGGTTGGTGAAATGTTAAATAGCTCAATCTCAGCGTTTAACAGCGCCACTTGTTTTTGTTGCGTGCTACTGTAATGCTCGGTGAATTTCATTCGTCGTCCTCCAAAATAAACGCCTCCAATGGCTCTGGTTTGTATTCGTCCAGGTCCACTGCAAAGTCGTTAATATCAATGTTGTAAGTTTGTGGTGTTTGGTGTGTTAGCGCGCTGGTGTCGGCGGCTAACGCCTCTACTGACTCAACGTCGACAATGCGTTTTTGTGCCGCCCGGGCGCGTTTTTCAGCAACGTGGTTAAGTAGGCGTTTTTCTTGGTTAACCAAGCGCTCACTTTGTTTTTGCTCAATCCGCGATGTTGGAATAGCGTGCGACTTGTTCTTAAGCTGGCACACCATAATGAACTCGCCCGTTTTCTCGTACAGGTGAATAAAGGTGTCGTCGTGTAGGTCGTAGCCGGCAACCAGCTCTTGGCCATTAAACTGATGTAAAAAGTCGGCGCTGTAATAGCGGTTGTGAAGCCGAATACGGCCACGGCGCACATTGACTTTCTCGCGCGGTAAAATCACAAAGTCGGTGGTGGGTGGCGCGTCTTGCTGTAAGCCCTCTTCCCACACTTGCATGCGGGTTTTACCTTTTATTTCTGGGTGTGGGCTGTTGTGGTAGTGCTCTAAAAACTCCTTAAACTCGGCCACCCACTCGTCAACGCTAGGTAATTGGCGTTTGCCCTGGCGCACTTCTTTTAACACCAATTGCTTGTGGCGCTCTGTGTGGTCGCGGCCACAGTAGCTGGCAAAGCGTTTACCTACGCGGTCTTCCATGTGCAAAAAGAAGCGCTCTATCCACTTAGCTCGAGCGTTACCTGGTATGGCAAAAATGGTGTCGATGTCGAACTGGGCATACACCCCAGTGCACTCGTCAGCCATCATTTGGCTTTTGTAGCCCGAGCCGTTATCGATATACAACATGCTCGGAATGTGGTGATGCGCACGTATAGAGCGGGTAAGCGCAGTCAGCGTGCTGATTGACGACTCGGCCTCGCCCAGTTCCCAGCCCACAATGCAGCGGCTACCCACATCTTGAAACGCCGTTAGTTCGGCACGCCAGGCTTTACCCGTGCTTGGGTGTGCCAGGTACACATCGAGCGTGTGACCATCGCCGTTATACAAAAAGCCCGGCGGAATATGATCGGTTGAGCGAATAAGGTGGTCTTTGTGCTTTTCACGGTAAAGTTTATTACCAATGCGGTACGGGCTTTGTGGCCCTAGCTCATGCGGCAAGCTATTGATAAAGCGGCGTACTTGGTAGTCTTTTGCTTGGTAGCCCTCTTTAATTAGCTGATCGGCCACTTGGGCAAAACTCGGTGAGTTAATCGCGTGGTATAGCTCTAACGCACGCATGGCCCAGGCTGGCTGCTTAGCCGCCCTGCCCTTGTTGTTTGGCAATAAGCCTTCCATGCCTTGCTCTTTGTAGGCTTTATACCAGTTGTATACCGTGGCACGCGACGGCAATTTACCAATGGCCGCAATCGCTTGGTGAATGGCGGGCGTGATTAAACCCTGGTTAATGGCATCGCTAAGTTTGGCAATGGCCGCATCAAGATTGCCGCCCATGCCTACCAAGTGCTTAATAATGGTTGCCCTGGCTTGTGCCTTTTTACGGGCGGTGTCGGGGGCGCTTTGCCAATCAACGGTATTAGAAAGGCTGGGCAAGTTTTTAAATTTGGCTACGGCAGGATGCATTATTTATCTCCTTTTGCGCTAAGGCGAAACGACTCCAGTAAACGCTCGCGCTCGGTGTCGACGTATTGCCATTCGGCGTCGTCGAATTTGGGTAATTTCTCTATGCCTTGCACGTGTTCACCAAACTCCATATGCAGCTGGCTCAGCAAGCTGCCAATTTGGGTGTATATGCTGGCATAAGCGTGGTGCACCACTTGGGCGGCGGCAATACGCGCTGGTAGGTCTAGGGTTCTAAGCTCACACAGCTGGGTTACCCCTGCTTGCGCTTGCTGCAGTGCCTCGTTTAGCAGCTCAGTGTGTACAATGGCGTCTTTTCGTAGCTCGCTTATAAACACCGGCATATCAAAACGCGTGGTGGGCACTTTGCGCAGGCGCTCGTGCTCGAGCTCGTTGATGCTATGAGCCAATGAGTCTTCTAGCTCCGCTTTTTTATCTAGCAGTTCGGCAACTTGCTGCTTGATTGCGCTGCCGGAGGTCTCGGCAAGCACTTCATAGTCTTCATCGTCCAGTTCTTTCAGGGTTTCGATTGGGACTTTAGTTAGTTCAGAGAGTTGGTGTTGGTTCATATTCAAAATGGACAATTTGTCCATTTTGCTTTTTGGTAACTGCTTCAGCATCTTTGCTACAGCCATAACTCGGGTAGCTGTACGGCGGTGAATGCCTCTGTCATCCAACATATTTGCAAACTCACCATGCTTCACTTGATTTTTTACATGCAAAAGGATAAAACCCATTTCAGCAGCGTCACAAAACTGTCGATTTGCCAGAAACGTCGCTCTATCCATACACTCATCAATGCTATTAGGCATCACTATATTTAGAGGCGTGGTTAACCGTTCAATTTGGTGTTGTAGCTCCTCTCCAGAGTCTTCACCTACTACATCGATTAATTGCTCATTCATAGCAGACTCCAAATTTTAGATAGATCTTGGTCTTTGATATGCACATTTTTAAACCTTGATTACTCTTCGTCTGTTACTGAAATTGAGCTAAGAATTTCTCTTTGGGACTTTTCGATTTGCTGTTTTTGCATTTCCATTTCGGCGTGCTGCTGAAGAAGTTGGGCTCGTTGGTCAAAAGCGCTATACATAAGTGGTTGCAAAAGTATATTCACTGGTTCAACACTTTTTATCGCCCATAATAATGCAGGTATATAGTGAGCTGGCAAATAGACTTCAGTTGCGGGTGAGAGGTACTTGTTTAACTTGCTTTCAGTTATAACCATTTCATTAACTTTTAATGCCTGATTCATTCTTTCAGCGATCCCTTGTCTCGTCAGGCCACTCGTTCTAGCTGCGGAATTAACTGTGTGTAGAAACTGGTGATACACCTCACAATCAGGGGCAACACTTGCTGTAAAAATAGAGCTTTCTTGAGTAAGTTGCATGGTAAATTCTCCTTCAAACCTTACCTTGTTTTTCTGACATATCTAAGCGAGGCTATTAGCGTTATCAGTTAAGGGAGTATTAATAACAGCCGCAATCTGTTTGCGGCGCTGGTCACGTTTATCACGTGAAACATTGGTATATTCATCAGCAAAGACTTGCTCCAGCGTTAGGCCTAAGCAACGAGATATAGCTTCAGCAACACGTTTTGACTTTGCCCTACCGCTCGCTATTTGGTACGCATGCGACCTACTTACTTTTAAAGCTACTGCGATATCAGATAGGTAAATATCCTTTTGTTTTAGTTGGAATTTAATCTCTTCATAGGTTAATCTTGTGGGTTTACTGTTTGGTTTCATGTAAAGTACACCTGTTTATGTTTGCGTTAACTTGTGTGGATGCAACCACATATGTTGTTACTCAATGTAAGTGAGGTTATATGTATATGTCAAGTTTAATTTTAAATTCATATAACATCGCTGCATATACTTTTGTAGTTGATTATTGTTATGACAATTGATAAGTTAGTAAGTGAAGGTATTGACGTTGATTTAGTGATTCAAAGATTGTTTGAAACACTGAATGTTAATAGTGATAGAGCGCTATCTAAAGAGATGGGCTTATCTTTAAGTGCTGTTAACCAAGCTAGAAAAAGAGGGTCATTACCATGGGAGGGCGTAGTAAACATCTGCAAAACCCAAGGTATATCTCTAGACTGGCTGTTTGATGTCAAACCGGAAAATAGTAAATACAAAAAAACGAAACTACCTAAATCTGTAGCTACATCAACTAGTGTTGAGAAAGAAACAGTTAGAAGTGAACTTCTTTCAATAAATGCGTTCGTTGAAGAGGTTATGGATCAGGTTGTAGATAAAACTATACCGGCTTCTAGAATGCTTGAAGTCCGTAAAGCACTTGCTCCAATTCTTATCGATGCAGCTATTGAGTACGATATGGATAAGTCAATTGTAGCGGCTGTTGCTCGGAGCACTCTGAGGCTGGTTTAACCGATATCAGGAATAAACCATGACTCAAAGATTTTTGAAACTCTCGGCTATAACTGCACTGCTTGGATTAACATTAAATGCAGCACAAGCTTTAGAACCAAAGCCTGACCGGGCTCAAGTGCAAAATTTATATACCACTTTGTTACTACCGGATGGTAGCTACCTAAATGCAGATATTAGCTTTGATTGTGGTTCTAAATTTGTAAATACAGGGATAATCATCACGACTGATGAAGGTGCTCAGTTTATGGCAAAAGCGTATAGAGCACTTTATGGGGTTAAAGCGGGGCAATCTGTATTAAAAGCTTGGAATACTAAAGCC